GAGGCGCAAGACCTCTCTCCAATGCAGTGGGATATTGCCAGCCTGTTAGATGAACGATCCAAACGTATGTATGTCGCGGGCGACGATGACCAAGCTATCTACCGCTGGGCCGGAGCCGACGTGGACACCTTCATAAACCTCGACGGCGGATCAGATACACTAAGCCAATCCTACCGCATCCCCTACAGCGTACACAAAGTGGCAGAAGGCATAGTCAAACGCATTCAACGGCGCGTCGTAAAGAATTACGAACCAAGACAAGAAATGGGCGAAGTCGGATACTACCGAGATATTATGGACATTGACCTGTCAGAAGGCTCTTGGCTTATAATGGCGCAAGCCGGATATATGCTAGAACCCGTGGCGCAATACCTAAAGTCCTTCGGTTACCTGTTCGAATATCGCGGCTCACGGTCCATCTCCGCTAAGATTAGTGACGCGGTAAACGGGTGGGAGCAACTGCGTAAAGGCCAAAGCGTTACAGGGCAAACAGCGCGAAACATCTATGAATACATGTCCGCGTCCGGTGCCCGTCAAAGAATAAAAAAGGGCTTTAAGCGCATCAAAGGTTTGGAAGACGCCGAGATGGTTAACATACAAGACCTAAATGTTAACCACGGGCTACTCGCAACAAAAGATATGCTTTGGCATGAAGCTATGGACCGTCTGCCAGAAAAAGACAGGGCATATATAATCGCTCTGCTTCGACGCGGAGAACGCTTTAACGGGACGCCCCGTATCATAGTATCCACGATCCACGGCACCAAAGGCGGAGAAGCCGACAACGTTGTAGTGTTCTCGGACATTAGCGCAGCGGCTCAACAAGATATGACCGAAAGACCCGACGATATGCACCGCGTGTTCTACGTTGCCGTCACGCGGACCCGAGAGCGTTTGTTTATTATCGAAGGCGAAAACTTAAACAGGAGTTATGACATATGAGCCGAGAACAGTTTATCCAAACAGAAATAGAACGAGCCTTTGAGGCTGCAGATGATGATTGGAAAAAGCAATACTTTGAGAATGCCGTTAAGTTCTTACAGAAGAATAGGTATTTAGAGGGGGGTCACTTGTGCGCTTTTTGCAGAGAACAAGGTATGCCTGACCCGCATCACCATAACGTATGGTGTTCTATGGTTCGTGTTTTAAACCAATATGGTTGGATCACAAAGATAGGGAAAATAAAGCCTACCTGTAAACACACGCATATCCACGAAGTTACTGAATGGGAAAGCAACTTGTTCCGATGAACTGTTGGCACTGTGGGACAGAATTAATCTGGGGCGGGGATCACGATTGTGAGGATAATGAAGAGTTTATTATGGTCACTAATCTTAGCTGCCCCAACTGTCAGTCGTTTTTTCTGGTTTATTTGCCCGAAACAGAAAATGGGGGAGTTTCCCCCGATGGAAAGGTTTACGAATGAGCGAAGATTTCAACATTAAAATATCGGTTAGAAACGGCAGGTTGTTAAAAGCAATTAGGGCTCGTTACGATTCAGTGGCTGATTTAGCCCGTAAATGTCACCTTCATCAAACCAGAGTAAACAGTTTGGTTACCATGAAGGTAAAGCCATTTAACCAAAACGGTTGGACCGATTTAGCCTTGGACGTTGCGGCGATGGTGGGCAAGGAACCCGAGGATTTATGGCCTGACCACCTTCGTGAGTTGAAGCTCATTAAATCAACCGCTGAAATGGAAGTTGATTTAGACAGCGTTAAGCAACTAATTCAAGACGGAACTTCCGAAAAGTCTTTGTCTCAGATCAGTGCTATCTCAAAGTTATCTGAAAACCTGACCCCGAGAGAACGTCAATGCATGGCAATGCGCTGGGCACTGGGCCATACTTTAGAAGAGACTGCCAGAGTCTTTGGCGTTACGCGGGAAAGAGTGCGTCAAGTAGAAGCCAAAGCCATTAGAAAGATGAAAGGCGCAGCTTTGGTTGCGGGTTACTTCACTACAGGTTCTCGGCACGGAGAATATAACCGTGTTCTTCAAAAGTTTAAGAAAAACAACAATCCGCGCACAACCAACAGAGGCATAGACCTTCTCAATGATTAATCGAAGGGAAGCTTACGAAAGATTAGAAAACCTTTTAAAAAAGGCAATGGACCCTGCTTGCTCCCCCGCAGAAGCTCAAGCGTGTAAGACAAAGGCGGATAAACTAGCCGCGGAACTAGGCATTAAACGACGTAAAAAGAAACGTAAAGAAAAGTTGTTTGTAAAAGGACTGTACACAAAAGCCCCGCAAGAAAGCTCTCCTGAATGGGTGATGTTCACTTTAAATATTAACCGCGCAGAATTAATTAAGTGGCTTTCAACAAGTGGTGACTCAGAGTGGATTAACGCTCAAGTGTGCAAAAGTCGCGGCACGGGGAACTTTTACGCAGAAGTAAATCAATGGGAAGACGTAAATACATGAAAAAAGAAGAAATACTAAAAAAAAGTGCAGAGTTAGTGACAGGCAACCGTGCAAAAGATTACGGTGACGCGCTTGAAAACTTTGACCGTATCGCCACAGGGTGGAACGTAATTCTAAACGGGGCAATAGCCTCGCATGGATACCTGACCGCGCAGCACGTTGCGCTTATGATGGATTGGGTTAAAACAGCAAGACTACTAAACACCCTAGACCATGAAGACTCATGGATCGACAAGTGTGGATACTCCGCTATAGGCGGTTCTTTCTCAGGAGAAAAAAGTGAGTAATTTATTGGATAAGGTAATACCTAAAGAACTACAGTATGATGGGGATTGTCCTTGGGTTAAGTTTAAAAACGCTCGAAAGTATCAGGACAACTCCATAGTTATAAGTAAAGATGTTGGGGGGCTAAGTTTGGTTGCAACATGGGTAAGAACAGATAGTTTTACAGAGGACAGAGACTAAAAGATGACACTTACAGTTAGTACACCGTCCGTAACATCCGAGTGGGTGCCGCCACACGAACTGCCAGACCTAACACACGCCAAAACAATCGCTATCGACGTGGAAACCAAAGACCCGAATCTTAAAAAGATGGGCCCCGGATGGGCTAGAGGTGACGGCGAAGTGGTGGGATACGCCGTGGCAACTACAGATTGGGCCGGATACATCCCCATCAGGCACCAAGGCGGCGGCAACCTAGACGAAAAGCAAGTTAACAAGTGGCTCAAAAAGATATTCGACTGCCCCGCAGATAAAGTCATGCACAACGCTCAGTATGACCTCGGCTGGATCAAGCGCATGGGCTTTGATGTAAAGGGCCGTGTGATCGACACGATGGTTGTGGCGTCCCTGCTTGATGAAAACCGTAGAAGCTTCAGTCTCAACAACCTCTGCTACGAACTACTGGGCATAGCCAAGTCAGAAAAATTATTAAACGCCGCCGCGGTGGAGTTTGGGTTCGATGCCAAAGCAGAAATGTGGAAGATGCCCGCAATGTTTGTCGGGCCATACGCACAGAACGATGCAGAGATTACGCTTAAACTGTGGGACTACCTCTCTGTACAAATCAAACAGGAAAACCTTGAGGGCGTTACAGAACTCGAACTAGACCTCCTGCCCTGCCTTGTAGACATGACATGGCGCGGTATTCGCGTTGATATGGACAAAGCAGAAATAACGCGGAACGCAATCCTAAAGCGCGAGAAGGAAGTCTACAAAGAAATAAAGCGTATCTCCGGCTGCGACATAGAAATCTGGGCCGCGGCGTCCATTGCCAAAGCCTTCGATAAAATGGACATAGAATACTTTAAAACAGAAAAGGGCTCTCCGTCCTTTACCAAGAAGTTTCTGTCAGAACATCCCGATAAGTTACCTAAACTGATTGTAGAAGCTCGAAACCTCAACAAAACGTCAGGCACGTTCATTAACAACATCCTGACCTTCTGTAACTCAGATGGACGTATCCATAGCCATATAAACCAAATTAGATCAGATGACGGCGGTACAGTGTCAGGGCGGTTCTCCATGAATAACCCAAACCTACAACAAATCCCCGCCCGCGACCCTGAGATAGGACCAATGATCCGGTCCCTGTTCCTGCCAGAAGAAGGCGAACAGTGGGCCGCTATCGACTACTCCCAACAAGAACCGCGCATCTTGGTTCACTACGCACACGTATTTGGTAAAAGCCAGAACAGAGTGCTAGGGGGCGTCACAGAGTTTATACAAAGCTACAATGACGATCCGCGGACCGACTTCCATACGATGGTGGCAGAAATGGCAGGCATCCCGCGTAAACAAGCGAAGACCGTGAACCTCGGTATTATGTATGGCATGGGCGTGGGTAAGCTGGCGATTGAACTTGATCTACCAGAGGAACAGGCCAGAAGCCTGATTAACCAGTACCATGAGCGGGTGCCGTTTGTAAAAGAACTGATGAAGGGCGTACAAAGTCACCTCAGTCAGAAAGGAAGCCGAGGCCATGTGAGGTCCCTACTGGGCCGCAAGTGTCGGTTTGAGTTGTGGGAACCAAAGCAGTTTGGAATGTTTAAAGCACTGCCGTTCGAGCAAGCGGTGTTAGAACACGGCAAGCACACTCCGCTGGTCAGAGCGTACACCTACAAAGCCTTGAACAGGCTGATCCAAGCGTCCGCCGCGGACATGACCAAAAAAGCTATGGTCGATCTGTACCGAGAAGGATATCTGCCCATGCTGCAAATTCACGACGAACTGGCTATGTCCGTAACGTCCAGAGAAGAGGCAGAAAAGGTTGCACTAATCATGCAAAATGCTGTACCATTGGAGTTGCCAAGCCTTTGTGACGTTGAGTTGGGTCCGTCATGGGGCGAAGCGGTATAGTCTGCTCTTCAACTCCCCCGCTTTGGTTCAGCAAGGCGGGGGTTTTTTGTTGTGTATCAAGTGTTTATCCTATATAGTCCCAGAAACTCGCACAAAGGCGCATAAGATGGATACTACAAAATGGAAATCAGTCCTCGTTCCGGTCGAAGTTTACCGAGAACTGAAGATTTTATCGGCTATCGAAGGCCGGACAATCAGCGGACAGCTACGCTTTATGTTTGACCAATACAGCAAACTGAAGTCCGTCCGAAATAAGCTCAAGCAACACTACGAAGAAGCTTGACCACTCCCATATTATCGCGTATGTAATACGCATATCCTCATAAGATATGAATGTTTGTTCTCCAATAAACATGGAACCCTCACCGAAATACCCGCGGTGAGGGTTTTTTATTGTCCAATTAATCACGCTAACGTCGTTAGCGTGACGGTCTATTCAAGTATTTATTATTTGTACTTGACTATCTCGTATAGTTGGTTTATCTTAGCTTTACTCAACCAAAGGAGAACAAACATGATTGAGTCACGCTTTCTTGATAAAGCAGCCGCAACAGAACTGCTTAGTAATAACTGGCATAAAAACCGTAAAATCCACAGAGGCACTAAAGATCAACACGTTAAAGACCTTGCGTTTAAAATTACACAAGGCCGCTGGGTTGTAGACGCAATGGAAACGCCTATCCTAATTGATACAGACGGTGTTTTATATAACGGTCAAAATAGATGTATGGCTGTAATTCTCGCTGACCAAGGTGTAGTGGTGCAGTGCCGCATAGAGTCGCCGGAAGAGTGCCAAAGACTGTACGCGTCTCTGGACCTCGGCAAAGCCCGATCAATCGCAGACATTACAGGATTAAACCAAAGCAACATAGTGCAGCCCATACTCTACCTCATGCGCTGCGCGGGCCTTGAGGGGCGTCTCAAAGATGAAGCCGTCGTATCGCGGATCGCGGATACTTATATTGGAGATATCCTGCGCCACTTCGATCAGAACACCCGTTGGGTAAAAAACAATCGGTGCTTTAATTCTGTTCAATTTAAGGCCGCAATGGCGTACTGTGTTCACAAGCGGGTACTGCCCGATTATGAAGCTATCTCGGTGCTTGAAATGTTGCAGAACAATAAAGACTACCACTGGCCTTCCATGTATTTAAACTACCGCGAACAGATCATGTTTCCAAACGGTAAGCTAAATACTGGCGGTAAAACCGTAGCCAACGATAAGTTCTGCCGAGGCGTTTATCTGATCGAACGCCGCATGAAACAGCAAAGCAAAATCCAAATATCCAGCGGCTTTCTGGAGGACCTTGCTTCAAACGTTCGCCGCGTGATTAGCTGGGCTGCTGTCGAATGAATTATAAGATAGAAAAAAACATCCCCCTTCCCGCGTCACAGCGGAAAGGGAAGTTCGCTATCCTAGAGGACTTGGAAGTTGGCGACAGCTTCCACGTTGCAGATGTTACCGCGCCAGCGGGTATCTATTCAAAAGCAGAAAGCCTCGGGATTAAGGTAACCGTGAGAAGCATCCTACACCATAGCGGCGGCTTCAGAGTTTGGAGAATTGAATGAGCGATAAAGCTTGGCATATCAGCTACCTGTCCGCTATCGTCGGACCGTGCGCCGCAACCACAGATGACGGTTGTATGGCGTGGGAAGACGAGGAAAAAAGTGACTTTGTTATGCGCCTACTTGACAGGGATAACGACGCCAAAAACCTCCTACTCGTTATTCAACCAGAAATGAATGAGTTGGCGATTTACACCCTGACCGGATACTGCGTGGCAAACGATCTGCCGTACATGATTAAAGATTGGGATACCCTGTCCGCAGAGATGTACGATATAGGGCAAAAAGAAGCCCAGAAAACGAGGCACTGAACATGATCCACCGCGACGAGTACGAACGCGTCTGCGAAGAAAACAGAAAGTTGCGGGACTTGGTTAAAGCCAAGTCCCCAATGGCTATGATGCAAATGCTTAAACGGTTTCTGGGAGGGAACTATGACCGTACTGGAACAGTGGAAGACCCTAGCGAAAATAGAGAACGCCAAGATGCTGGAACCCTACGAGGGCCAAAAACCTAACTACGGTATTGTCAAAAATAAAATCAAAGGCGGCGGACCGCGGCTCTCGGAAATTAACCGCTCACTCGCCGCACAAAAACTTCTGGAAATGTCCCAAAAAGGTTATACTCTGGAAGAAGCCGCCGTTGAAACAAACTCCCCAATAGAGAAAGTTCTAGGCCGCGCCAGACGCTATCAAATCACGTTTAAAGGACAGGAGGAGCTTTTATGAGTAATCACCTATCAGAAGTGGCAGAGGGCATCATACAGGCTTGCCCAACGCAGCTTAACCCAGATGAAATGTCCACCCTGATTGCCTACATGGTCTGGTCATACGGTATGCAGGGCGATTGGGACGATATGCTGCCCAAAATCGTGCGCTGCATAAATCTGGATGATGGACACGCCCGTATCGTCAGAGTGGCTAACAGAGACGCTATCAAGTTTCTGGATAAAGTAAGAGAGGATGTTAGCAATGCCAGACGCAGTTAAACTGTTCTCCGAAATAGATCAGCAATTCCTAGAACTGGAACAACAATTCGAAATAATCAAAAAACAACGGGAGACAATAGAACTATGCAAGAAGAAGACATTAAACGCATCCAAAGAGACCTCAACCCCGCACAACAAGCCGAATTAAAGTTCCTCCGACAAGAAGTCGATAGATGCCAAGATGCGCGGTTTGCTAAAGAACCACTACCCAACGCCAACCAAAACTACTGGACCGCCGCAGAAGAACTGGACCGATACGTCAGGAGCCTTCGTAATGATGGATACTGGATTTAAAACCATAATCGAAGTGATGAAACAAGGATCGTGGCTCACGGACCTCGAAGTGGCAGAGCGGGCCAAAATGAAACTAGATGCCGCGCTCTACTACCTTAGACGATTAAGGCGCTTGGGGCTGGTGATAAGCGAGTGGGTTCACGGACAACGGGTCTGGGGTGCGACAACTTGCCGCACTTGACTTTCTTCTATACTTGTGGTACTCTTACTTCGTAAGGGTAACTTACAACGCTTTTTGACAATAGGCCGGATTAAAGCCCGCCTTATATATGGAGAACAAAATGTCAGAAAAAAGAGTATGGATAGAACTCGACAAAGCAGACAACTTGGAAGACGCAAAAGAATACTGCGAACTCGCAAACAAAATGTTAGCAAAACTAGGCGTTGATAAAAACTACAACTTCTGGGCAACAGATAAACAAAAATATACTCGCACCTTCTATAACTTTTCTGAAGGACACTCCTTCACTGAATTAGATGATAGAGGCAAATGGTTTGACCTTGAGTATTGCAGCAATAATGAAACCTAAACCTAAACACATCGAAGACGCTCTGCTCCAAGCGGAGCGTCAACTCGACGATTGCTGGTTCGAAGATCGCGGATCACGGGCCATCCAAAAAGCAACAGAAACACTGAACAGCATAAAAGCAGCTATAGCCGTGGGAGAAGAATATGAACCAGACTTCTGAAATCATTAAAAAATACAGCCACATGTATGACGTGGCTTTCGAAGTAATATCAAACCATCCCGAAGGCGAAGACGTGACACCCGAAATGATTAAAAAGGCCCTGATTTCGCGGATCACGGACCTTGATAAACATAACGAATGGATTGAAGCCTGTGCATGGATAAACGCCTCGGAGGAATTATTATGAAAGCCCGAATAAACATCACACAACGAATGCTCAACAAAAGCATCATAGACGCCAATAAAAGCGTCGTAGCGTTCGTTAGAAATTGCTACCCAACATTGGGATACGACTTCATAGAAAATGGGGGCAAAAATACCCTATTGGCGTACTATGACGATGGTCACCAATATACACCGACAAGCATACGATTGTACCGCAGACCGCGGGGCGATAAACTCCTGTCCGTCGAAGGGCTGACAAAACGCGCCGACGCCGGAAACGTTATGACGTTCACGCATGACAAGGAAAGCAACAGAATAATCATCCGGCTCGAACTGGGAGAACCACCAAAAGAAATCAATCTAATCGAATAGGGCGGGTTTAGGGGTTTTAACCCGCCTTTGCGCAGGGAGCGGTCGCTTAACACTCTCACGCGGTAGGCCACTTTGACATAGTGGTGGCAGGACCGCGGATCAGGCTCCCGTCTTAATTTAGGCGGGAGCCTGTTTCGTTTGTAACGTGTATACTATACCCCTCCTGAGAATTAAAAAAAAAAAAAACGAAAATAAATAGCCGTTACCGGTGTTATAAAAGTTACCACTCTGTAATCAAACAAAAATAAGGCAAAAAACGGTAACATTTTCGGTAACTCCATACTAAAGATAGGTGTTACTTTGGCTATTTTTTGGCCCAAACGGTTAAGCAGCCTTCTGCGTTAAGCCAAATCTCAACAAAAAAATGTAAAAAAAGTTTCTCTGGCGGGGTATACTATATGTTGCTAAAAGGTATTGTATAGTTATTTGCAGTGGAGAGAACCGTGCCTAGAAAAACAAATGCTGATCTTGCAAAACTCCCCAAGCCTTTGAGGATTAAAGCAAGGCCCATTCCTAGAAAGCATACCGGACTAGCCGTGGATAAAGAGGCCAACCGTTCTGATCCCCGAGGCGCGAAGTATAAGACAGCGGACAGCCCTTTGACGCGTAAACAGGAGCTTTTTGTAAAAGAGCTTGTAAGCAACGATGGTATGATAACTTACAAGGAAGCCGCTATTCGAGCGGGCTACCCCGAGAGTTCAGCCCACACCCGTGCATATGAGTTGACTAACCCTCACAAATGCCCGCACGTTGTGGCAGCTATCCGGCGGTATCGAAACGAATTGGATGAACGTTTTGCCATCAACTATAGCAGACACGTTCGCGACTTGCAGAAAATCCGTGACGTGGCCCTCGAAAACGGGGCGTACAGTGCCGCGGTACAAGCCGAGTATAGACGGGGACAGGCGCAGGGTGATATATACGTTAGCAAGGCGGAGATCAGACACGGCAGTATCGACAACATGGATAAAGAAGAGGTGATGAAAGCGTTGAAGGAACTAAAGGAATCCAATGGCTCAGACATTATCGACATTACCCCAACCGAAGATTCCGACGGAAGCGGCGTTTTATCAACAGTTGAGGACAGCCGCAAAAAAGGTTAGGCCCCAGTTAAGCCTGACTAGAATAGAAAACTCTGTCGGTCAGGGTATACCCGACCTTATGATTTGCGATGAACGCGGGCTATTTCATTTTGTAGAATTAAAGTTTTGCAAGGCCAATGCGGTACGGTTAAGCCCACACCAAGTTTCTTGGCTGACGAGGCACCGACACAGTAGCAGTTGGATACTGGTCAAGCAGCATCAGAACTGGGGTAAAAAACCTGTCGTTCTTTTGTATCGTGCCGATCAGGCAATCGCGGTCAAAACAGACGGGCTAAAGACCGATCCGGTTTATGAAGGCACAAATCCTTTTAATTGGCCTGTTCTTTTCGACTTGATTTCTCCCATATAATCGCATATACTCTAAGGGTTAGCTAAATGGAGAACATGCTATGAGTTTAAACTATGATTTATGCGGCGTTAAAGCCGACTATAGAGACGACGCTGTCTGGCCTATTACCAGTGCTTTGATTTGGGGCACTATGTCGGTTGGCTTAAATGCGATTACAGAAAAGAATTGGGAAGAATTTTACGTCCGTTGCCACGCCATTGAAACAATCCACGGGGCTTGGCTTCGTGATAAGGATTTAAAAAGCCGACCGATTACGGCAGAGGATGTAAAAAGCCACGTCGGATTGCACACCAATGCGGACACTCGAACTAAGGCCCAGTTCCAGAAAGACATTTACAGACGTTTTGTGGATCAGGCTAACCGCAACATAACACTGGAATTAAAAACCACGGAAGAAAGGGAGAAACAACGTGAAGCGATATAAGGTCATCATCCAAGCCACGCTTAGAAAACCCGTTTGGGTTGATGCTGAAGATGTTGAAAGTGCTGAAACTGAGGCGCATGAAAACTTTGATTGGTACGCTGAGGATTCTAGAGAGAAATACGATCAAGACACTATCGACATAATTGAGGAAGAAAGGGAGAACGCCTAACCGATGTTTATTTTTGAATTGATAGGTCGATTGCTTTATGGCAGCGATTACGAGGAATTGAGCAAAAGAGCGAACCGCAAAAAACCAACGCGAAAACGCCGCCGATAATATTTAGAAACTGCCCGCTTTACACGCGGGCTTTTTTCTTTTATAGATATGGGACATTGTATAGATTGGAGAACGCTATGATCGAACGTAATAAAAGACACTACGGCACATGGGCTGTATATTCTATTGAATTGGTTTCTCGACATGTTGAAACACATCTAAACAAAGATAACGCGTTAAAATCCGCTTTAGATTTGGGGGCACATGATCACAAAAACGGTCGCCCTACACAGTACACGGTTTCTGAAATTCCTTTTGTAGATTGCGAGGATTAAAAATGACTAACGTAATTTATAAGAAATATTCCGTTTTGGGACAGCCTAGATACTGGAACCGTCGCAAAAAAATGTGGACAAAATGGCTTTCTAAAGGTTGCCATTACCCGACGCACCACGGCGCGTTGCGCGTTTTGCATAGCCGTAGGTTTTCGGAAAATATTTGGAACTTGACCGAGAAAGACCTATTGACCAAAAAAGAAACCTTGGCAGAATATGGGGTTCAGACGCTATGCTAAAAACGGTCGAATATAGCCGAGCAAAAAAGACGCGGGGAATTGCTGTCACATATCGCGCCGGAAACGGTAGCAATTATGGAACTTGCCCCGCCAGTTGTGAATTAAACCCGAGCGGTTGCGGGTCGTCAAAAATTGATGTTGATTATCTTGACGCGGTATTAGATGCCAAACCCGCCAAAGGTGTATCGTTCACTTATTCCCACTTTTCGCCGTTACACTGGAAACGAAAACTTGCGGCAAATAAAACCGTGATAAACTACAGCGCAAAGACCGCAGAAATCGCGGCAAAGTTTATGCGGTTTAAGGTGCCTTGTGTTGTGACAGTTGGCGAAAAGTTTTGGCAGGGTAAAAAGAAACAATCTGTCAATGGTGCTTTAATTGTACGTTGTCCGGCGGAAACAATCGCGGGGTTTAGTTGCGCGGACTGTGGCAATGGTGATCCATTATGCGCTAGGCTCGAAAGAACTTTTGCAGTTGGATTTACTGCCCACGGTGCGAGTAAAAAGAAAGCCGCCAACCCAGATGAAGCGGGCGGTTGCTATGCTAGTGGGGGTAACGTTGCCTTGCACTGGACTGCTACAGCCGCGCAGGATCAGGACGAGACAGACGGGGATAAATTGCGCCGCTTTGTTTCTGGCTTGCCGCCCCGTTCAATTATCCGGCACCATATAGCGGGTGATATAGGCGAGGAAACGCACGATTAGAAATTTTCGCTTGATTATGTATGCGGGTTTCTATATGTAATGGGGCGGGGCAATCCTGCCCCTTTAACTTTGGAGACTTACACAATGTCACATTCGATTGAGAACACGCACGGCAGCTTGACCCAGTTAATGCAAAAGGTGCAGGACCAAGCCGCCCGCAAGGCGGATTTTTTGACCCCTACTAACGATTTGCAGAAAGTAACCGACCCCGAAACAAACCGCCCCGCTTTAGTAATCGAAGCAAAAGGCGGCGAACCAACGCGGCACCTTGATATCAATTCGGTTGCTTTCCAACAACTAGCGGCACATTGCGATATTGAAACTAGAACCGCCCGACGCTTGCAAGATCATTACCCCGCGGAGTTTGATACGCTAATCAACGCTCATTTTCAGAAAGAACCTAAAAGAAAAATGTTGAGAACGTTTCTCGACACCGATGAAACCAACGGCACCGCCCGCGCTTTATTGTCCGACCGTTTTAAGTGCTTTGATAATGATAATATGATTCAAACCATTTTGCCGCCGTTGATGGAAAACGCCGCTCAATTGCAGGTCGTGAACGCAAAAATTAGCGACAGCAAGTTGTATATGCGGTTTAAATCGCTTGTTCATACCGGAGCGGGTGCCAACGTGGCAGATGTAATGGCTAACGGTGTGGGGTTTAGCAATTCCGAGACGGGGCAGGGAAGCGTGACAGCTTACCAACTTTTTTGGACCTTGGCTTGCTTAAATGGTATGCAGACTGAAAACAAAACGCGGAGCAGCCATATCACCAGCGCCCGTGACAGCGACGATTGGGGCCTATTGTCAGGAGAGGCGCAAGAGGCAGACAACCGCGCATTAAATTTAAAACTGCGTGATCTGGTATCCGCCTATTCGTCGCGTGAAATGTTTGACCAAGTTTTGGACAAGATGAAAGCCGCCGCCGCCGACGTGATCGAAGGCGAGTATTCGGTTGCTGATACGGTCAACAATCTGGGCACCGTTATGCGCTTGACCAAAAAAGAAACCTCGAATGTGTTGGACGGTTTAATGAGCACAATAGGGCAGGCCGGATACGAGAACGACCGCCCCTTGTCCCGCGCAACCTTGATCAACGCCGTGACCGCCGTCGCCAACACCAGCGACATAGATCACGCGGACGATTGGCAACGTCGCGGAGGTCAGTTGTTGAATATGAACGCCCGAGATTGGAACCGTATAGCGGCTTAAATTTTTTTTCTTGATCTGCGCTTTACAATCACGCATATTGGGGCAGGGGAAACCTTGCCCCTTAACTTTGTTTTGGAGAACAAAATGGAACTTGCAAAAACAGACTACGAAAATGAAACCGAATTGAGCGCGGCCCGCGAGATGATCGAACGCCGTGACGCGGAGCTAGCCCGCTTGCGTGAAGAACTATCGCAATCGAAAGAGGATGCCGCGACCCAGCGCAATTTTAACAACGAAAACGCTTTGTTGTTGGATGATATCCGGCTTGCTTTCTGGCGGCTTCATAAAGACCAGATTGGCGCGATGATATCCGGCGAAATTGCCGAGCAATTAAAAACAAAAGAAACCGCTTTTGATATCACCGATTATTTCGACGAAATCCGCGAAGATATTACTTACAATTTTGATATCGCGTCGTTCCAATCCGAAATTGAAGAAATTGTATCGGAGCGCGATATTAACGACGAGGTGACCGAGATTGTGGAAGATGTTTTGAGAGGCGCAAAGATCACACTCGGTTAAACACCCGCCCAACCTTGCCCAACTCGGCCCGCCATAGCGCGGGCCTTTTTTATGTTTGACACCTCGAGGTAAGATATCCCATACTGCAGGAGCGGCGGGCATCCTGCCCGCTTGCCTATAGGAGAACCAAAACTATGAAACGATATACAATCGAAGCCAGCACTTTCGAAGCGGACGGCACCGAGAGCCATACTGTTTTGCACGATAGCAACAGTATTGCCGGAGCCAGAGCGTACCTAGAAGGCTTCACAGACGCCACCACTTGGAACGATTACGACCTGATTAATTTGCTGGACACCGCGCACCCCAGCGATAGCGACTTTCACTTGATCGATAGCAAGATGCACCCGTTCATTGACAATGGCGCAACAAGCCAGAGCCTTGCAGACTTTGCCGAGGTATGGCCGGACGTGACCAGCTGGGGCAGACTGTGAGAGGTGGAGTAGGCGTCTGTTTAAATGGTTTGACTACCAAGACCCCCGCAGACCCCCGAAAGAGCCGAGCCGAGCGCAGAGCAGCCGACAGCAACCGGAAACATTCCAAAGGTGGAAAGGTTAACTTTAACCGCTGGACAACCAAACATGGCAGACGAGCCGGAAAGTGAAACTATGATTAATATGACAACCGCCCAGCGCGACACGCTGGAACGCAAATGGTCCGAACTGGACGAAAGCACCCGCCCGACGCTTGAACGCTTTCTTGAGAGCGTGAAAGACACGTTCTATTGCGATGACGCCGTTACGGTATATTGGGCTAACATGTGGCTATGCATTGAGCGTGACGGATACGCCCACACTTGACGAAATCACATGGATCAGGCTAATCTTAGGGCGGGGCAATCCCGCCCTTACTTATTGGAGAACCGCAACAATGATCAAAGTACTGTATCAAAGCGTAGACAATCACGAAGGTTGGACCGTTGAATATAACACGGAGGCCGAGGCTTTTGCCGGAATACGTCGCCAGCTTGGCAACGTCGGAGAACCGTCGAGCCATTATGCTTGCGCCGACGATGGCGTTTGCACCGCAACCGTCATCAATTCCACATTGCGGGAACTACACGAGGCCGCATCGGTCCACGGTATCCGTTAAACCCAGCACCACCACACCGACGATCAGGCCCGCCCAGTGCGGGCCTTTTCTTTTAGTGACACATGCGACCCCCGCACCCCGCCCCGTTGCTTAAACCTACCGACCGTGGACCGTGGACCGTGGAATATGGTTCGATCTGGTGGATCTCGTGCCCAGATACCCAGCGATCGACAACGAGATGGACGAGAGAGCCGTTAATCTGGACCGAACCGCCCCGATCGGGACCGAACCGCCCCGATCCGATGCCAGCTGGCGGAAAATATCGGAGCGCAGCCGCGCAGTTAAATCCACCGGATCGACGTTCGAGCGCCAATTAACTGTAACAGCTGGCGGAAAATATCGGAGCGCAGCGCCCTGCCCAGACCCACCGGATCGACGTTCGAGCGCCAATTAACTGCAGCAGCTGCACCAGCTGGCGGAACAATCGCGACGGCAGCCGCGCACCGCAACCGCAGGGGGATCACGTTTTCCGGGCCAGGATAGCCATTATCCCATGTTATCAATGGCCCAAGGACCGCATAACGCGACTAGGGTCCCCCCGATATCGGGTCAAACCGCCTAGGTTAAACCCAAATCGACCGCGATCCGCCGACCGCGCACCCCGTGCCGACCTGCGGGGGCTTGGGCCATGTTTTTGACAAATAGTTGCCATAAAAATGATATGGGGTATAACTATGTAATAGCTGGTTTATTTAGGGGCCCCGATCCGTGACTATCGCACTACAAGAAAAGGCTCTGAAACTTCAACTTAGACTTGCACAAATAGAGAAGCAGGAGTCTCAGCGTAACAATTTTTTACCGTTTGTGAGGGGTATGTGGCCTGACTTTATTGCGGGTCGTCATCACCGTATTATTGCTGAGAAGTTGGAGCGTGTTGCGAGTGGCGAGTTAAAGCGTTTAATTATCAACATGGCTCCGCGGCACACGAAGTCTGAGTTTGCATCCTTTTTGTTTCCTGCGTGGATGATGGGCAAGAATCCTAGTATGAAGATCATTCAGGCGACTCACACGACGGAGTTGGCAGTAAACTTTGGTCGTAAGACTAAGAATCTTTTGGACACGGATGAGTATAAGGGGGTATTTCCTCACGTTAAGTTAGCGGCGGATTCGAAGGCTTCTGGTCGGTGGGACACGAGTGCTGGTGGGATGTATTATGCTGTTGGAGTTGGTTCTAACTTAGCGGGTCGTGGTGGTGATTTAATTATTATTGACGACCCACATTCTGAGCAGACGGCAATGAGTACGAACGGTTTTACTGACGCTTGGGATTGGTACACTGGGGGCCCTCGGCAGCGCCTACAGCCCGGAGGTTCTATAGTTTTGGTACAGACTCGGTGGTCTGAGAAGGACATGACGGGTCAGTTGTTACGTGCTATGGCTAAGGACCCTTTAGCGGATCAGTGGGAGGTTGTTGAGTTACCTGCTATTTTTGAGGACGACACTCCTTGTTGGCCGGAGTATTGGAGTATTGAGGATTTAACCGCGGTCAAGGCGTCTATTCCTCCTATGAAGTGGAATGCTCAGTACCAGCAGAACCCTACTGGAGATGAGAACGCGATTGTTCCTCGGGAGTGGTGGCAGCGTTGGGAGAGTGAGCGGGTCCCTAACTTACAGTATGTGATACAGAGTTATGACACTGCGTTTAGCAAGCGGGAGAGTGCTGATTACAGTGCTATTACGACGTGGGGTGTGTTTTATCCTGAAGAGGATGGTGGGTCCCCTGCGTTAATATTGTTGGATAGTAAGAAGGGTCGTTGGGATTTTCCTGAATTAAAGCGGATTGCTTTTGAGGAATACAAGTTTTGGGAGCCTGACACTGTGATTGTGGAAGCGAAGGCGAGTGGGACTCCTTTGACGCAGGAGATGCGTCAGGTTGGGATACCTGTTGTAAATTTCACGCCGAGTAGGGGCAATGACAAGGTAACGCGATTGCATAGTGTTAGTCCTTTATTTGAGGCTGGTATGGTGTATGCTCCTGACAAGAGTTGGGCGGACGAGTTAATTGAGGAGATGGCGGCGTTTCCCAATGGTGAGTTTGATGATTTAGTTGACAGTGCTACACAAGCTTTGATGAGGTATCGTCAGGGCAATTTTGTGCAGTTGCCAACAGATGATTGGCAAGATGACGAAACATCTGCTAGGGTACACGCATATTATTGACGGAGACGGCTATGGCTATTGGCGGATTGATGGATACGAACGTACCGAGTCAGCTTGACGAGGACGATTTACGCGCTGAGTTGGAGATAGAAATACCGGACTCTGGCGCGGACCCTATGTTGTATGCGGTAGATTCTGATGTGGAGATAGCGATCTCTGAGGAGGATGACGGCGGGGTTACGGTAGATTTTGATCCCGAGGACATGCGCGGTGAGGGCGGTGATTTTTACGCTAACTTGGCGGAAGAGATGCCGGACCGCGAACTTAGTCGCATTGGCAATGACTTAGCGGGGGAGTTTGATGCTAACAAGGCTGGTCGTCAGGATTGGGAAGATGCGTATACGGATGGTTTGGAGTTGTTGGGATTTAATTACGAGGAGCGCACTCAGCCGTTTCGTGGTTCCAGTGGTGTAACGCATCCTTTGTTGGCGGAAGCTGCTACGCAGTTTCAGGCGCAGGCGTTTAACGAGCTATTGCCTGCGGGTGGTCCTGTACGAACGCAGGTTATGGGTGAGGAGACTCATGCTAAGGTAGATCAGGCCAAGCGGGTTCGTCAGTTTATGAATTACTACATTACGAGTGTCATGGAGGATTACACTCCTGACATGGATCAGATGTTGTTTTATTTACCGCTTGCTGGCAGCACGTTTAAGAAGACTTATTATGATGAGGTCATGGACCGCGCTGTAAGTAAGTTTGTTCCGGCACAGAATTTGGTTGTTCCGTATGATACTTCTGATTTGGATACGTGTCCGAATATAAGTCAGCTTATACGGATGGATTTAAATGATTTGCGTAAGAAGCAGCTTGCTGGGGTTTATTTAGATATAGACGTGATACCTGCGCAGGGTGATGTTACGGAGGTTGATTCTGAGATAAACCGGATTGACGGCATTGAGCCTTCGCAGATTGATTACGACTGCACTTTGTTGGAGTGTCACGTTGATTTGGACTTAGAGGGTTATGAGGATTTAGACGAGGACGGGGAGCCTACGGGCATTAAGGTTCCTTATCTTGTTACTATTTCTCAGGACAACGGTCAGGTTTTATCTATTCGGCGTAATTACCGTGAGGACGATCCGGCTAAAAAGAAGATTGCATATTTTACGCACTTTAAGTTTTTACCGGGATTTGGGTTCTACGGCTTGGGCTTGATCCATACTATTGGTGGATTATCGCGGACCGCGACCAGTGCTTTGCGGCAGTTGATTGATGCTGGTACTTTGTCGAACTTACCTGCGGGGTTCAAGGCCCGCGGACTTCGGATTAGGGACGACGACGATCCTTTACAACCGGGGGAGTTTAGGGACGTAGATGCTCCGGGTGGGGCTATTCGGGACAGTTTAATGCCTTTGCCGTTTAAGGGTCCTGACCGGACGTTGTTTGAGTTATTGGGTTTTGTTGTACAGGCTGGACAGCGGTTCGCGACCATTACTGACATGAAGGTTGGTGACGGTAATCAGAACGCGGCGGTTGGCACAACGATAGCGATGTTGGAGCAGGGTTCGCGAGTAATGAGCGCGGTTCACAAGCGTTTACATTATGCCATGCGTCAGGAGTTTAAGATTTTGGCGCGGGTAATGTCGGAGAGTTTACCGCAAGAGTATCCGTATTCTGTTGCTGGTGACGAGTCGAGCATCATGGCGTCTGATTTTGATGATCGTGTGGACGTAATTCCTGTCAGTAATCCGAATGTATTTAGTCAGGCGCAGCGGATTGCGTTATCTCAGACTAAGATGCAGTTAGCGGCGCAGGCTCCTGAGATGCACAACATGCACGAGGTATATCGTGATATGTATGAATCGTTGGGCGTTACGGACGTTGACAGGATAATGAAGGCGGTGCCGGACGACGAACCGCGGCCCTTGGACCCTGCACAGGAGAACATAAACGCTTTGGACATGATGGAGTTACGTGCGTTTGCGGGTCAGGACCATCAGTCTCATATTATGGCGCATTTAATTTTTGGCGCGACTCCGATGGTTGGTCAGATGCCGCAGGTTGCGGTTGCTTTACAGAAGCATGTTTTGGAGCATGTTAAGATACAGGCTGAAGAGGCTGGTATGCAACAGATGCAGCAAGCGCAGGGCGGTGACGAGGCTCAGATGGAGATGCAGTATCAGGCGGTTGTTGCTCAGTTGATTGCGCAGGGTATGCAGCAGGTTAAGCAGTTGTCTGGACAAATATCTGGTCAGGGCCCTGATCCTCTGGTACAGCTTAAAGAGAAAGAGTTGGAGATTAAGGCGCAGTCGGAACAGTCAGACGCTCAGATGGATCAGGCAAGACTTCAGCTTGATGCTCAAAATCAGCAGATGCGTGGTCAGCAATTCCAACAGCGGCTTGAGAGCCAAGAGAAGCAAACGAACCAGCGCATTGAGAGTGCAATGCAGCGTGAAATGATGAAGCAGAGGAGTCAGTGATGGCTAAAGTAAAGTTCCAAGGGGCCCCTGCGGGTCCAACACCAAAGGCGGTTCCTTACGCTGACATTAAAGATCAGGGCCGTATTCCGTATGGTAAGACAGCGGAGGTCCGTGTTCCCACGTCTATGTCAGTTAAGACTGCTCGTGGTATGGGCGCTGCAAAGCGCGGCGGCAAATACACTGCGTGTGTCTGACGGATGCCGCCTGAGTTGCTTTGGAGCGGTGGGTTAACCGCGGTTCTGGGCGTTTTTGGCTGGTTATTGAGGACGTATGTAGGGGAGGTGCATCGTATTCAAATACTCTTGAACCGCACTCGGGAAGAGATGGCGAAGGAGTATGTTACTAAGTCTGACAACACTACGGACATGAATCGGGTTATAACGCGTTTGGATGCGTTAGACGCTAAGATGGACCGCATGTTGGAGAGGTAGATGATTGATCCTGTAACGGCTTTTGCCGCAGCTAACGCCGCGTTTAAGGGCGTGAAGATGTTGGTTGGTGCTGGTCGTGAGATGCAGGACGTAAGCAAGCAGCTTGGTCAGTGGTATTGTGCTGTTGCGGATATTTCCAAGGCTGAGACTCAGCGTAAGAATCCAACGTGGTTGGATAAGAAGACTCACGGAACCGATAACATAGAGCAGCAAGCTATGGATATCGTGATCCGCAAGAAGACTTTACTGGAAAAAGAAAAAGAGATTAAGTTCATGCTGGACTATAGGTTTGGCTTGGGCACTTACGACGAGATGTTGGGTATGCGGCGCAAGATACGTGCTGAACGGGAGGAAACGGTGTATCGTGCTATGGAAGCCAAGCGCCAGATACAGAATAACATGGCTATTGGTGCGTTAAGTCTTGGTATAATTGGCGTTTTAGGTGGTGGTATGTATTTAATAGTATTGGTTACTCAATGATAAACGCGCTTATTTTGTCTGTAACTCTTGCGGGAGTGGCTAATCCGACGCATGTTCAGTGTCACTTATGGAAACGGTTTACGGACGGAAACGGTCAAAAGGTTTGTGTTTATAGGTTTACAGCGGGGTATGGTGGCTTGGGTTATCATTACCCTACGAAAAGTTTTTCCGAGTGTCCGAAGGTTTTTAGTTGTCTTTATGAGAGGAAGGACAAGCGACCTAGCTTGTCGGAAATATTAGATGGCCTGAAAGGAGGTTTCTAATGACTATGGAGAAGTTTTTGGCATGGAAGGTTATGCCTCGGCTTATGATGTTGGTAATGACGGTTATGTATATCAGGGTGATTGAGTGGTTTATGTCGTTACCGCAGGATGTTGTTAGTACGCAAGCTACTGCGCTTACTGCAACCGTAACGGGTGCTATGACAGGTGCCTTCGCCGTATGGTTAGGATCAGAGAAATGATGGCATTATTAGGGAGTTTGCTGGGCTTTGGGAGTTCTTTTCTGCCCGAGGTACTTAGCTATTTTAAGGCTAATCAGGTTCAGAAGCATCGTATGGAGATGATGCAGCTTGAAACGCAGTTGGCGCAGAAGCGTTCTGAGATGAAACTGGTTGAGTTAGACAAGCAGGCGGATATCGCGGAAACGAAGGGGTTGTATGAGCATGACCGATCTATCGACGCTGGAGGATTTATCAACGCTCTTCGGGGTTCTGTGCGTCCTGTCATTACTTATGCCTTTTTCGGACTGTTCGTAGCTACGAAAGTAGTTATCATGGTTAAAGTAGGGCAGTCTGGCGGCGATTGGACGGAAGCGGTTGAACTTATGTGGGACCCAGAAACAGCCGGACTCATGTCGGCGGTCTTAGCGTTTTGGTTTGGAAATAGAGCAATCTCTAAGTATGCGGGGAAGTAGTTATGGGATACAAGTTAGGAAAGCGAAGCCTGTCAAGGCTAGAAGGTGTCAACGACGATCTGGTAACGGTCGTGAAATACGCTATCGGCGTAACGAAACAGGACTTCTCGGTCATCTGCGGGTTGAGAACAATAGACGAGCAACGCGCATTGGTTGCAAAAGGGGCCTCGCAAACCATGAAATCAAAACACATTGACGGCAACGCCGTTGATTTGATGGCTTACTGCGACGGAGGTCGTTGGGAACTCAACCTATATGATGAAATTGCTGACGCCATGAAGGAAGGTGCCGAGGCTGCGGGTGTAAAGCTCCGTTGGGGCGCGGCGTGGACGATAGATGATCTTGGTGCGTGGGAAGGTAGCGCAGAAAATGCAATGAACAGCTACATTGACATTCGCAGATCACAGGGACGTAGACCCTTTATCGACGCTCCACACTTTGAAGTTGTGTTTTAATGTACGCGTTCGTTCTCATGCTGTATCTCGGCTACGGGAGCGAACGTAAATTAGTTGTGGATGATCTGTATTTTTCCCAGTTAAACGTTTGCAACAGGGTAGCCGAGGCTCTTGTAGAGCGTTACAGCACTCACGGTATAGCGACTGCGGACAGAGCGGTTGCATATTGCTTGCCAATAAAAATTACGGACGACTCGTTGCACGTTTACTAAAAACCAAGTAGGTTTCCCGTATAAGATTAAATGGGAGAATCTGGGAATGGATGAGATACGCGTTGCAGAAGCTGTTTTTCGCGTTATAAGGGAAAGAAGACAGGGCGTTGTCGATCTAATGCAGTACGGCAATGTTAAATCACTAGAGCAATATCGTGAGCTTATGGGCAACTTAGAGGCCCTGAATCATGTGGAACAGGAACTCAAGGGCCTGCTAGATAAACAGGAGCGTAGTGTTGACTAAAGCACATGCAATAGACTTAGCCGCTGCCAAAAAGGGCGTGGCAAACTTAGAAGATGCTTATAAAGAGAAAGTACAGACAACTTTAGACCCTTCGGCGTTGGGTCAATCTCTTTTAGAAAAAATGCCTAGTCCTACGGGATGGCGTCTGTTGATTCTCCCATACAAGGGAAAGGGTCAGACAGAAGGCGGCATATATCTACCGGATAAAGTAGTTGAGGAACAATCTGTGTCTACGCAGGTTGGGTATGTCTTGAAGGTCGGGGAACTGGCGTATCAGGACGGGGACAAGTTTCCAGATGGTCCGTGGTGCGCGAAGGGTGATTGGGTAATGTTTGCCCGTTACGCGGGTTCGCGGTTTAAGATCGACGGTGGCGAGGTCCGTATTCTTAATGATGACGAGGTTTTGGCTAAAATCTCTAATCCTGAAGATATTTTGCATTTCTAGGAGAAAAAGATGGCAGAAAACGATCAAATTGAGTTAGAACTAGAGAGTTCTGAAGAAACGGAGGTTTCGGTAGAGCCTAGCGTTGACGAAGAATCAGGGGATCAGTTCGAACAGGCGGAAAGCGCCACGCAATCGCGCATAAATCGTCTTACGAAGAAGATGCGGGAGGCGGAACGTCGTGAAAACGAGGCTTTGAACTACGCAAAGCAGGTTCAGGCCGAGGCAAATTCGTTAAAACAGCGTATGTCCAGCTTGGATAACAGTTACGTTAACGAATATACCACGCGTGTGGAGACACAGCTTGCTCAGACTGAAAAAGAGATGGCCCGTGCTATGGAGTTGGGAGATACTCAGGCTGCGGTAGAGGCTCAACGCAAGTTAACGTCGCTATCTATAGAGAACGACAGGGCTTCTCAGGCTAAAATGCAGCAAGAGCGTCAAAAAGAGGCTGCGTCACAACAACCGCAGCAACAGGCTCAACCGCAGCAACAACAGATGCGCCGTCCTGACCGAAAGGCCGAGGATTGGGCAGAAAAGAACGAGTGGTTTGGTCAAGATGAGGCCATGACTTTTGCGGCTTTTGGAATCCACAAGAAGTTGGTGGAGGAAGAAGGGTTTGACCCGCAGAGCGATGACTACTATAATGAGTTAGATCAGCGCATTTCTGAAAAGTTCAGAACGCCTGCAAATAACGCCAGTAGACGGCCCGCACAGACGGTTGCTGGAGTTTCAAGAAGTACCTCTGGGCGCAGCACTGGAAAGAAGGTTAGACTCACTCCTAGCCAAGTCGCAATAGCGAAGAAATTGGGTGTGCCACTAAGCGAATACGCGAAATACGTGAAGGATTAAGGCTATGACAGACAGAACTCCTCGCGCTAACAAAACTAGGGAAAAGACGGCTGCGCGTAAGCCGTGGGCTCCCCCGTCTATGCTAGACGCACCGCCTGCACCGGAAGGTTACAAGCATCGTTGGATTCGTGCGGAAACGCAAGGTTTTGACGATAGGAAGAACATCAGCGCGAAGATGCGCGAAGGTTGGGAACTTGTTCGTCAAGACGAATACCCCGACTTTGAGTCTCCGGTAGTTGAAACAGGTAAATACGCTGGTGTGTTTGGAGTTGGCGGATTGATGCTTGCCCGCATTCCTATTGAGACGATTGCTGAACGGACGGAGTATTTCGCGAACCGAAATAAAGACCAGATGGAAGCAGTTGACCAAGATATGATGCGGGAAAATGCACACTCAACCATGACGATCAACAAACCTGATCGTCAGTCCCGTATAACCTTTGGCGGTCCTATAAAGTAAGCCGCCTTACTAGGAGAAATATCAAATGGCAAATCAAGAAACTGCCTATGGTCTTCGTCCTGTCGGTCTAGTGGGAAGCGCAACTAATTCAACTGGGGTAACTCAGTATGAAATCGCTTCCAACAACACCCATGCTATTTATCAATATGGTCTTGTCGTCCCTTTGTCGGCGGGCGTTATTGATTATGCGGGTGCCACCAGTGGTGGTACTACGCAAGCACTCGGTGTACTGATGGGCGTAGAGTACATGGATGCAACACAGAAAAAGCCTGTGTTCATCAGCTACTGGCCCGGATCGGGTGCTGTGTCTGTAGACACAAACCATCCTGTCAAAGCCTTTGTTGCAGACAATCCGATGCAAGTATTTAAGGTCGCGTCTGACGCTTCTTTGACTGATCGGGCTACTGCGCAAGCCGCTGTATTCGCTAACGCGTCTCTAGGAACTTCTGCACGGACAGGTTCTACCGCAACAGGTAGCTCGGACTCTGCGCTTGGAGTTAGTACCATTAATACCACTGCAACGCTTCCACTTCGCATTGTAGGTATTTCGGACGATGAGGCTAATAGTGACTTCACTTCCGCGGGTATTCCGATGCTAGTTCGCATCAATGCTCACTTCAATTCACCCACCAGCCGTTTCGATTCGCAGACTACCGCGACCTCGACAGGCGTTTAAGAAGGGGGCTAACAAATGGCTATTTCTCGCGCACAACTAGCGAAAGAGCTAGAACCCGGACTTAACGCGCTGTTTGGTCTGGAATATGGTCGTTATGAAAACGAACATAGTGAAATCTTCGATGAAGAAAGCTCGGATCGGGCGTTCGAAGAAGAAGTTATGCTCGGAGGTTTCTCAACAGCACCGTCAAAAGGCGAGGGCACTGCCATCTCGTTTGACGAGGCACGGGAAACCTACACGGCGCGTTACACACACGAAACCATTGCGCTTGCGTTTTCGATTACCGAGGAAGCGATTGAGGACAATCTGTATGATCGTCTTGCTTCGCGGTACACGAAAGCTCTGGCACGGTCGATGGCTCAAACCAAGCAAATCAAAGCCGCAGCTATCCTGAACAACGCGTTCTTGGCTGGTGCGAATGCGATTGGCGACGGTGTGGCCTTGTGTTCTAACGCACACCCTTCTCTGTCGGGTAACCAGACTAACCTTCTGGCTACAGCAGCAGACCTCAACGAAACTTCGTTGGAGCAAATGCTGATTGACATTGCGGGTCTTACCGACGAGCGTGGTTTGAAGATTGCGGTTCGCGGAACGAAGCTGGTTATTCCAAAAGAGCTTCAGTTTATTGCGGAACGTGTGTTGAACTCTAATCTGCGTAGCGGAACAGCGGACAACGACAACAACGCAATGAAGAACATGGGTATGTTGCCCGAGGGCGCGGTTGTAAACCACTTCCTCACAGATACCGACGCGTACTTCATAAAGACCGACGCTCCAAACGGTTTCAAGTACTTCAACCGTGCGGCTATTAAAACCGCAATGGAAGGTGACTTTGATACTGGAAACATGCGCTTTAAAGCTCGTGAGCGTTATTCGTTCGGTGTTTCCGATTGGCGTTCAGTGTTCGGAACTCCGGGCGCAGCGTAAAAACGGCTAATAGCGGTTTTAGTTTGGAAGGGGCCTGTTCAAAGGGCCCCTTTCTTTTTGGTTAATTTGTGTTATACGTTATTTATTCCCTGACAAGCGCACCCTGTGCTTGACTAAACCCAGACAGGAGATTGACATGGGTACGACTACTTTTTCAGGCCCTATTAAGGCCGGAACCATTAAAAACACCACTGGAACGACTGTTGGTTCAGACATGAAGAACACAGGCTTTGTTGCAATGTCTCAGACAGCAGCGATTGACCAGACTGCCACAACCACAACTACAAACATTATAATTCCAGCCAACAGCCAGTTGATATCTATTGATGTTACTGTGACCACGGCTTGGAGCGGTGGGGCTACAACTCTAGGGTTAGGCGGCGTAGGTGCAGCCACTTCTTTGACAGCGGCGGGCGCGATCCAAGGCAACGCTGTAGGTATTGTCGCGGCTAGTCCCGGTACTGATGCAACCCGCACAGCAAAATGGCTAAACACAGGCACGGGCGATCACCGTTTGATTGTGACCACAGCTAATACTGGCAACGGTGTCGGCGCTGTAACGGTTGTGTATGCTCAGAGCAACAACGTTTAGGGGTAACTAGATGGCAGGCTCTGATGTACGCTCTAAGCGTTTAACTGCAACGGGTTCGGCGGGTCTAGGGCCCGCCCGAATACGGCAAGTTCAAGTCAAAACTACGACAGGGACGCCGAGGTTTACGGTTACGGACGGGAGCGGCGGCGCGGTAGTTTTGGACATGGATTTAGATGCTTCTTCTACGCATTCTGTTAACATTCCTGATGACGGCATTCGTGTAAGTGACATATTTGTTTCTACGTTTACAGGATGTACTTCGGTGACCATCTTCCACAGTTAAAAGGCTAAAACAATGGCTTCAGATGTAAAAGCAACCAACTTAACTGCTTCGGGCACCGTTTTTGCGGGCAGGGCCCGAGTAAAAGCCATTCATTACAAGTGTGGGACAAGTCCGGCGTTAGTTCTTAGGAACAAAGACGTAAACGGGGCAGTGCAGCTAACCTTTGCGTTTGCTGACAACACGGATGACAATGTGTATATTCCCGATGAGGGGATGTTATTTCCTGACGGTTGTTTCGCTGTTCTAACCAATGTTTCGGATGTAACTGTTTTCTTTAACTGAGGTTTTTATGTCTGGCGATAAACCAATACCAAAAACAACGGGTAAGGGCGGAAATTACCGTAATACTAAAGACGGTGCGGGAATGAGTGCCAAGGGTTTAGCGGCACACAGAAAAGCCAATCCGGGGTCTAAGATAAAAAAGGCTGTGACGGGCAAGGTTAAAGCGGGCAGTAAAGACGCCAAGCGGCGAAAGTCTTTTTGCGCAAGGTCCGCGGGTCAGATGAAGAAGTTTCCAAAGGCTGCTAAAGACCCAAACAGTCGTTTGCGGCAGGCTAGAAAAAGGTGGAAGTGCTAATGGCTAAAACAGGTTTATACGACAACATACATAAAAAACGAAAGCGCATTGCTGCCGGATCAAAAGAAACCATGCGAAAACCGGGAACAAAGGGTGCGCCCACGGCAGCAAATTTTGCCGCTGCGGCAAAGACCGCTCAACCACAACGCGCCGCCACAGGCGGAGAGATGAGGAAATCTAACATGAAGAAAAAAGGTTACGCCAAGGGTGGTGCAGCAAAGAAGATGAAAGCGGGTGGTGCCGTTAAAAAGATGAAGGCTGGCGGCGCAGTAAAACGCCGCATGGGTGGCGCAATGATGAAGAAAAAGGGTTATGCTAAAGGCGGCGCGGTTAAGAGAAAATAACCTGAATGCCCTTTTTGCAGAGCAATATCCCGCACTTTAAGTGCTGGGTTCGCCGCGAGTATACTGTAAACCATGAACGTTATCATGGTGAATTTTTACACGCTATGGCAATAGCCGTAACTACCATGCCTAACCGTTGTTTAAGCTTTCAGCTTATTTTTACGGGATGCGAGGTGGACGAAGAGGGGGGAGAGAACGTGCATGGCGGAGCTATGTGGGCCCGAATGCCCATAACGGCTTTAGTTGCAGACGAACCGTTAGAGGATTGGCCTAAACCAATGGCAGTACATGAAGCACAACCTTGGGACTGCCCCTCACATACTCACGCGGCGTATGTGCTAGAAAGGGCGTCTCCTTGTCCGTGGTTAGCCAAAATAGACGGCACGTTCTTTCCAGCAAAATACATGTTTACTGTAGATTACACCGATACAGATGTTGCGGATGATCCTGCGCAACACAAGCAGGCTCATGTATTGCAGCTATTAAACGCGGGGGATTGGACGGGCAATGTTGTAGCTTTGCCCAACAATCGCGTTAGAGTAACGCATCCTGCGTGGTTTGAGACAGGAGAGGGCGCTCCAGACTTCAAGCCCTCTCAGCATGTACATTATTCTAAATCTGATTTAGACTACACCTTAGACGTTAATCGAATATTCGATAATCTGTACAACGAGGAATGACATGGCAGTTTCTAACAGCGTGGATTTTGAGCTAGATGTAGCTGAGTACGTCGAAGAAGCCTTTGAGCGTTGCGGCTTGGAGGTTCGAACAGGATATGATTTTAAAACGGCAAAGCGGTCGTTAAATTTAATGTTGGCAGAGTGGGCCAACAGAGGTTTAAACCAGTGGACAATAGCGCAACGCACCGTGACCATGACACAAGGCACTGGAGAGTATTCGTTATTACCGGACGTTATTGATATTTTGTCTGCGGTTATCCGCAGGGACGGCACGGATTACGCGCTGCTTCGTTTAAGCCGAGAGGAATACCAAACGGTTCCCGATAAGTCTTCTCAAGGCAGACCTAACCAGTTTTTCTTGGATCGTCAAATAACGCCTAGTTTAAAAATATGGCCTGCGCCAGAAAACAGTACGGACGTTGTGTATTACAATGCGCTTACTCGTATGAACGATGCGGATACAGCTACAAACACGTTAGACATGCCCTTTCGATTTTATCCCTGTCTAGCTGCGGGATTAGCTTATTACATTGCTATAAAGCGGGCCCCGCAACGCGTTCAGTTATTAAAGGCTGTGTATGAAGAAGAATTTGAACGTGCTATGACGGAGGATAGAGACAGGGCTTCGTTTAATGTTGTGCCTCAATACCAGTATTTTAGGACAGGCTGATGGGTAAATTTGCCAGCGGTAAAAACGCTCTTGCGATATCAGATCGTTCCGGTTTTCGGTACAGGTATAAAGACATGCGGCGGGAGTGGAATGGCCTGTTGGTTGGTAAGGACGAGTTTGAGCCCAAACAGCCGCAGCTAGGTCCGTTTAGAACGGTTTCTGATCCACAAGCCTTAAAAGACGCTAGGCCACAAACGCTGGATCGTACCGCGGCATTTCAAGTAATAACTACTAACGGCATCGTCTACGAGGGTAATGGAGTTTGGACAACTAGCGGTGTGTCGGAAATGCCCTCTTCTATCGCGTCCTTACCCTCTTTAACGTCGGGGGTAGGCTCTGTTACGGTAAACACTTCGGGCGGAACATCTGTAGATGTGTCGGTTACGGGGGTATTGGGAACGTCGGGGGTAGGCTCTGTCACTGTTACCAGTAACGTCTATATTGTTACTGTGGCTAGTGGCACTAATCCTTATGGAACGGGAAATAAGTTCTACATAGATGGCGTTGTTAGCCCAACGCTCAGTCTGGCAGAGGGCAGCACGTTTAGATTTGACCAATCAGCTTCATCTAATAGTAGCCACCCCCTTAGATTTAGCACCACAGCGAACGGTACGCACGGCGGGGGCTCTGAGTACACTACGGGCGTAACCGCGTCAGGAACGGCAGGTCAGGCTGGTGCGTATGTTCAAATAACTGTCGCAAACTCTGCACCAACCCTCTATTACTACTGCACCAACCATAGTGGTATGGGCGGAACGGCGAACACTCCATAGGTGATTGAATGAGCTATACATACGCAACATTAAAGCAAGCCATCCAAGATTATACGGAGAATACGGAGACTTCGTTTGTAAATAATCTGCCTCTTTTCATACGGTCTGCAGAAGAGCGCATTTTAAAATCTGTTCAACTAAACCTGTTTAGAAGAAACGCTTCGGGAACTATGTCTCAAGGCAACAAGTATCTTAGGGTTCCTCAAGATTTTCTAGCGCCTTACTCGTTAAGCTACACCACTAGCTCGGAAGAGGTGTTTGTAGAGTTTAAGGACGTTAGTTTTATACAGACGTACAACCCCGACTCAACGGTTACGGGTTTGCCAAAGTATTATGCCTCGTTTGATGTAAATAATTTTATTTTAGCGCCGACTCCAAACGCCTCTTTTGCCGCGGAGCTTCATTATTTGTATCGGCCTGCAAGTATTACTGCAGGGTCGGATAGCGGAACAACATGGTTGAGTGAAAACGCAGAGTTAACTCTTTTGTACGGTTCTTTAGTAGAGGCGTATATTTTTATGAAGGGTGAGCAGGATGTTATGGCAATGTACGACAAGCGGTTCCAAGAGTCCTTGGTTGGTTTAAAACTGTTGGGTGAGGCAAAAGAAACCACGCAAAACTACCGCGTTGGTCAGGTGGTGAGGGAGAAACAATGAATATGTCCGTACAGGCGTCTATGGGAAGTGACTTCAAAGTTGAGGTTCATACCACTAACCACAGGGGGTCTACTCCTGAAGAGGTAGCTAACCGTTGCATAAATAAAATGGTTGTGGTTTCTGAAACGGCGCATCCTGTTTTACGAGAACAGGTAATAGAATACAAAAGCAGCATAGAGAAGCTCTTGGTGCTATATATGAAACAGGCTATTCAAGGGGACCGTACTACTGTATATAATGCAATTAAACAGGCTGGTCACCCTGAACTGGCTGAACATATAAGGAAACTTTGATATGGCTTTTTCTGGAAATGCTCTTTGCACCTCGTTCAAAAAGGAACTTATGATAGGTGTTCATAACTTCACGACTGCAAGTAATGTTTTTAAACTGGCGTTATTTACTAATAGTGCCGTTCCCTC